TGGTTTTCCATCACGCTTTTCAGTTTCAGCTGTTTCTTGCTTTGGTTTTGCTTCATCCAAAACAACATCCTCTTGGTCGTCTGGATTATCATCATCTGTCTGTGATGGTGCTTGCTGAGCCGCCAATTGTTGGCTGAGTGACTGAATAGCGGATTGAAGTGTAGCAATCATGCTGACTAAATCGCCAGATGTTGGCTGTGTGGTTGTGCCATCGCTTGCCATATCTGGTGTTGGTTGAGCAGTAGTTTCATCGCTTGCCATATCTGGTATAGCGTCACGCTTTTCTTCCTCAGGCTTGTCAATAACAACCTTTGTTTTTACTTGTGCTTTTAAATCTGATAACTGCTGTTGTAATTGTTCAATTGACCGCTTTTGGTCATCAACAGATTGTTCTTCTTTTTCCTCTGGCTTTTCTGCCATCTTCACAACTTCTTTCTTACTTGATAAAAAATTGAGCCAAATCCCGTTGCACTTGCACACTTGTTTCGGTATATGCTGGGATAGGAGTCAGCGACAGTTCAAACACTTGGTCAATTTTGTTAATTGTGTGGATCGTGTTGCCTTGTGAGTTGACTGACCAACTATCTCCACCAGGCGCAATCTTAAAACCGAACGACATGCCCTTGATATTGCCATTCAGTATGTTTGTGTATGTGTCATGCCCCAACTGTGTGTCTGGTAACTGGGCATTAAAGTGTAAACCATCAGGCTGAATGCTTGTTTGTAATGTTCCAGCGTCTACACGGGCCAAAATGTTAGAAAAATCATGTGCATAAAGCAGCAAAACTTGGCTCAAATCGACGTTATTTAGGGCATTTTGGTCAACATATTCGGTAAAATCGCCTTTAATCGATGGCTGATTGAACACTGCCGCAACGCCTGAAATATCCATATTTTGTCCATTTTCAGCCTGATTGTTGCTATTTTCATTGGCTAAGCCCGTTTCAGCTCGAATTTTGACGTCAAATGTACGTATATCTTCATTTTTCACTAAATCAAACCCCTTTTTGCTAGCATTTGCTGCGCTTGTAAAGGCGTAATGGCTGGTGTTGTGCCACTTAGCAACTTCTGAATCTGGCTAATAAGTAGGTCATTATCAGCGTCTACTGCTTGACTTTCATCAATATTCACTGAAATTCCAAATTTGGCTGTCATTTCTGACTCTATTGGCTTTACATAGCGCCGCAAGGTGTTGCTATAAAGGGATTTAGTCATATCTAATGAACTTTGTTGATCACCTTGACCATTCAAATAGCTATCTGGAACACCAAAAACCTTGCCTATCTGTGTCTTGGACCAGTCATTGCTTGTTAGAAACTTGCTTACGTCAGCATTAATTGCTAAATTTTGTACGTCATAAAGCTGGTCAAGTACCATAGGCCGTCCAGCATTGTCACCCGTGTTAGCATTTTCAAAAGCTTTTCGTGTCGCTTCTTTTTCTTCTGGTGATAAAGCACCCTCAGCAACTTTAATCACAGTTGAAGGGTTAATAGCATTCTTAATAGTTGATAGCGTCAACTTGTTTGCATAATCTTGAATGTTGACTTGGCTTGCTATTGATTCTAGTGGGCTAATACCAATGTATTGCTGACCATTGCTACCACTAGCCATCAATCTAAAGTGAAGCATGTTTGCACTCGGATAATTGATAGTGCCTCTTTCGTCTCCCCAGTTAACCGAATAGCTAATATCTGCACTGCTGTCTGCTAAAGTGACTACTACCTGTGCCGCTGGCGCCATCTCTAACCTGACAGGAACATTGTTGTTATCTCTTGTAATGGCGATATAGGCGTTTCCCGTAAGCAACATCTGAACTACAGCTGATTGCCAAAAGTTAAACGGAGAAATAAGGTTGTTCGGGTTATTTATCGCCTTGTCAAAGGGTGCAGCCACTTCAAAGCTTGCTGATGCAATATCACTGCTTAGAAGGTTGGTAACAGCATATAAATCAGAATTATTTAAGGCTGTGCTGGCATCAACTAAATGATTGGGCAATACTTGTCCACCACTTATGATGTAACTTGACAGGTTAGTTGATGGTATTTCCATACTTCTTTTCTGCATTCGTTCATACGGATTCCATATGCTCATCTACTACCACCTGCCTTAGATGTAGGCGTGAGTAGCCAACCGCAAACGAGCAATACACTGCCTAACACCAACGTTCCTATGATGCTATTAAAAAGATAGGCACTGGTGACAATGGCAATTAAGCCGGATACAAATAACAATGTTGGCAACAGTTCCTTAAGCATTATCAATTTGCTCACACTCGCACCTCCCTCTGATTCTTTGTTTCTTTCATTGTTTTTACCTCTCATATATATAACGTATGAAGTGCGTCATTTTTGACCAATATTGACCTTCAAACGCAAAAAAATATGTAGACTTTTAAAAGCCTACATTCATCAGGAATTTATGGCGTTCTTCATCGCTCATACCAGACAATGGGTCCTTCACCTTTGCTTTAGGATCAAAGTCAGGGTTAACATCACTAAATTCATAAATTGCTCTAGACATGGCATCAATAATGGCATCTACACAGTCAATTTTGCTTGTATATCGTTCTTTATCAACCTTTAAGCCAGCACTGTTACCAACAAGAATTGCGTTGGTTAAGCTGTATTGGATAATTGGATCATCAGAATAGTGAATGCGACCCTCTCGCATCAGTCTCTGAAACTCATGGGTAGGCTTATCTAAGTCATGCGCTGTTTGTCGGATAGGCATCATTGGCCACTTGTCGATTTGAACCAACTTATCTAATACATCGCTACTTGCCCATGGGTCATAACAAATGAAACGAACTTGCAACTGATTTTGCTCTATATAATCACCAAGGTATGTGACAACTGAGTCATCATCTATATATCCCCAGCGATTTCTAGCAATATCACAGTATCCTAGCTGTTCAGCAGACCTATAGTTAATCCCATCCTGTTTTTCTTTGCTTTCAATACTTCCTCCAGTATGATTCAGTGGTATCCAACTGTGTTGTTCTATGTAGTAATGCGTATCCCCATTGGCCTGATATGGGTAGACAATAGCTATAGCAGTATCATCGCTAAGTTTTGACAAATCGATTCCGATGTAGCACACGTGACCATTTGTGTTGATTGGCACTTTATCAGCTACTGCATTTTCTATGTCATGTGGGTTCAAAAATCTGTTTTCCTTTACCTGCAACCACATGTTTAGGTTCTTGTTGATGAATTCAGGCAAGCTACCATCTGATTTCTTAGTGTCGCGCTCACTAATCATTGAATCAAGCATTGTTTTGCCAGCAACTGGAAGCAGTGGGTTCGACTTTATCCATTTTTCAGGATTATTGACCTCGTCTTCACTGTCCTGACTGTAATTAACCATCAAATTATCGTCCAGTTCTCGCTCATTATCCTTTAGCATAGCCTCTCTGATTAATTTCTCAGTTAGATATAGATTTGAAGTGGCGTCTGGATAGGCAGTACTGATGTCCCATGATTGGCTATCAAAGGTCTGCACTTGTCCAGATGTGATTTTCCCATCATTTTGCTTGATTAAACCAATTCTGCCATCATCACCGGCTTCGTCATGAACGCTAAAGGCCAAATGATAGCTATCAAACTGTCCCGATTCATCTGACAAACGCAACAGTTGATTCTGATTAGTATTACTTTTGACAGCATCCTCACCAATCTTAGTCTTGGTTGAACGCATCTGATCCCCAAAGCCCTCACTTTGCAGACGATTAAACGTTGTCTTAATGTACCGCCAGCCCTTCTTACTCTGCTGTGAAACTGGCGCTATGTATGCCATGTCCTGATTGCTGTATCCAGCACTAGCAATTAGATACTGATAGCTGAGAAGTATAACCGTTAAATAAGTTTTGCCATTAGTCCTTGCAACACTGAACACCACACGATGGAAACGGCGCTCACCACTACTATTCCGCCAACCTTGGGACCAACACAATAGTGCCTTTTGCCATAAGGCCAGTGGCTGGGGTTTACCTGTGCTCGGATCAGGGCAAAGACTTGCAAAAGCTAATACCGTCCTGCAATTATCTAAATCATAATTAAATTGGAAGTCTGGTTGTTTGGACTCAACACGTGCAAGATCCTGTAGGTGTCTAAAAGCTTGCAACTTAACGTCATGGCCCGCGATAATCTGACCTTCCAATATTTGGAATGCATATACTGTGCCAGGATCTCTATACTTTTCAGCAATAGCATCATAAGTGCCAGATTTGAGCTGCTCTTTATAGGCCTTTTCAAGTGTCATCTTCGGAAGTGTTAGATCATACTGCTTTATCAAAACTGTTCACTTCCTGCCTTTTTCAATTTTTCAATAATGTTTTGTGTGTCATCATCTGCATTATCTGACTGAATGTTCATTAGTGAAGCACGTGCCTGCGGAGATAATCCAAGACTTTCTGCAAGACTTTTAACTTTTGCTGTACTATCATTAAGTACTCCACATGCTGGGTTCTTACGCCCATTTGCCAGAACTATGCCGCTCTTCATTACCTGCTCATATGCCAAACGGCGAATGGCAATTTGCTCACACAAACTACTTACGATTTGCTTGTCTGACTGCTTTACTAAACCTGAATGATTTAGAATCGGTGTCAACTCAGTCCATGCTTGATAAGCTATACCCTTTAAATATCTTGGTGGTGTTGGCTGTAACGTCTGCCAATCTTGTGTTTCATTCATCAATTGTTGCGTTCGTGCACGCTGATCTGCACGGTCTGCTTCATCGTTTGTTATTTTCATCTTTCTACCCATGTCTGCTGTACCTCCTTTCGTTTCTTTTCTATGTAAAAGCTTATGCATCAACATATGTAGCACTTAAGCTATTGGTTACCATATTCATTTGCTGTACTTTTGTAAGCATGGCAAATGCCGGTATATCAACGTTTGAAGGCTATGACGTGACACATATAAAAATTTTTAATAATTGCACATTTTTTGAGAGAAGACCATTTTGTTATGTGAGGTCCCTCTCTACGCCTACCGGGGCGGGTGTTACAGCTTTTTTATTTTTTGAATATGTTATTCATAATTTGCATACCATTAGTTATTATTTATGGTTCATCATTTTAAATTCTAATGGTTTAAGCAATGGCTGTGCAAGGCAATAATTTGTCGCCTGCTGTACCTTCCATATATATACGTAATGAGTGCGCCATTTTTTGTCTTGGCATAGAAAAAGAGCCAACCCTTGGCTGACCCTTGCTTATGTATAAAGGTGACACAACATGGAGCTAACTCTCTATTTGCTTAAAACGTCTTTTTAAAGTTGTTTCACTTA